GGTCAGCGACGCGCGGGGGTTTCTTAGCGGGGAAGATAAAAAATCTAGTTAACCAGAATTTCAGTTAACCAAGTTAACCGCGCAAAATTTGCAGGATTTTCAACGAATTCTCGTTTACCGCGTTACACCGGGTCCTATGCGAAGGACGCTTCGTGGCAAGTCAGTTTCTGGTACGACCTTCTTGCGGAGGCAGAAACATTGGCCGCAAGTGCCGGACCCTACTCACGCCGCCGGCCGGGGGGCTTCAGTCTAACCTCCTGTCGCCAGCCCGCCGGCGGCCTTTGTTTTTGCCAGGTAGCTTTAACGGGAGAGCCTCGCGTCCGCGCGAGAGGTTGCGAAGTTCAAGTCTTCGCCCTGGCACCGGCCTTTATATTTCGGGGAACACCATGACGCTTGGAACGAAATCGCAGTATGCCGCGCGCGGCATTGCTCAGCCAGACGGCAGTTTTAAAACCGTCACAAAGGCATATCTTTCCAAGAAAGACGTTAAGGAGATGCTGGCTCCGGCAATGGAAACTGACCCTGATGACGGCAAGGAGAAGATTAATTTTGAAAAAGCCGACCTGATCTTTCAAGCCAACCGCGACCCCGCACAACCAGACCGGAGCGGCCCGAAGGATCCCGACAGACCCCAAGGTGAAAGTTTCGGGGACGTAAAGACCAACCGTGAAAAAATCAAACTCGAACACGACACAATGGACCTTCTCAAACGGAAGGGCGAAACACTTGTTCGTAGAGAGGTCATCGATGCCTGCGCCGCTGCCGGACAAAAGATCCAGGAGCAGATCAAATCCAGCAGCCTGCGTCTCGCAGAAAAATTCGCCACGATGACCGACGTCCGTGAAATCAAAAGCATGATGGACGAAGAGTTTCGCAAGATCCTGGAAGCTGTAAGCAATGATCTTGAGCGAAAGTTCGCAAACAAAGGAGACGACCCCGGACACGCCGCGCATTGACGGCCTTGCAGACTCATATCAAGCCGTCTTCACTGGATTCTCCACCGGCATCCGTCCCCCACCGCCGATCGACTTTACTCTATGGGCTTCGCAGAACATTGAATTCGGGGCCGAAAGCCAGTTCCGGGGAAAATACAATCCTGATCTTTTCCCCTTCTTCCGTGAGCCTCTCTCCTGCCTTCAGCCTGATCACCCTGCCCGCGAAGTCATAATTATGAAGTCGGCGCAGCTGGGCGGTACCGTAATCGCCCAGGTGTTTGTAGGCGCTTCAATCGATCTCGATCCGGGGCCGATTCTGTATGTCCACCCGACTATCGATAACGCGCTGCGCTGGATACGAACCAAGTGGAACGCATTTGTCCGACAATCGGCCGCACTTAAGAAGCTGTTTCTGTACGAAAAGACCCGCGACTCCACAAACACCACGCTTTACAAAGAGCGCCGTGACCAGCGCGGGCATTTGCTTGTAAGTGGGGCTAACTCCGCTGCGTCGCTGTCGATGATCTCGGCCGCACGGCAGGTCCAGGACGACCTTTCCAAGTGGGAAAATAACGAGTCTGGTGATCCTGAGTCTCAGGCAGATAAGCGATCTCAAGCTTTTGAATACGCGAAGTTGCTGAAAATCAGCACGCCGCATATCGAAGCGCACTGCCGGATTACAAAGAATTGGAAGCGTTCCGACCAGCGTAAGTTTCACGTCCCTTGCCCTTGGTGTGACCATTATCAACCGCTGGAATGGGAGAACTTCAAGCAGTCCCTTTATAAAGGGATGGATCCAGCTGAAGCGCATTTCACCTGCCCTGAATGCGGCGGGGTTATAGAGCACCACCACAAAGAACAAATCGTGGCGGCCGGAAAATGGGTCGCGGCTAACCCTGACTCGAAGGTGCCGGGCTTTTACATTTGGTCGGCATACGCGCCTATCATTACCTGGTCGCGGATAGCGGACGAATACTTCAAAGCGGAGGGCAGTCCGCAGGCCGAACAGAGTTTCATTAACGATGTTGTCGGTCTTGCGTATGAGCTGAAAGGCGAGGCTCCGCCGTGGAAAGACATCAAGGACCGTGCTGACAATAATGATTACCAAACCGGTCGCATTCCCCCCGGCGCACTGCTTCTTGCCATCGGTGTTGACGTACAGGGCGACCGTGTTGAATGGCTTCTGAAAGGCTTCGGCCGCAACCTCCAGCGCTGGACTATTCAGCATGGCGTCATTGACGGCCATATATCTGAACAGCGATGCCGTGACGGTCTTGACGCCCTTCTACGCCGTGAGTGGAAGAACGAGTACGGCCGCACCTTCAAGGCCGACATCATGGCCGTCGACTTCAACTACGATAAAAACGACGTCACAGACTGGGCAAAACGCTGGGCCGAAAGCCGTGTCATTCTTGTTCGCGGTGCCTCCAGCCACCATGCTCCGCCTATCGTGGAAGTGAAGTATGAGAAGAACAACAAAGGGAAAACCGTCAAATCCAAAGCCAAAAACCGATATTTTAACGTCGGTGTGTCTGGACTTAAGGCGTCTCTTTACAAGCATCTTGCCAAAAAGGACAAAGCCGAGCGCGGTTACTGCCACTTCCCGAATGACCTTACCGAGGATTATTTCCTGCAGCTGACCTCGGAAAAGCGCGTTCCTGAGAAGAAGAAAAATGGCGCAACTGAACTGGTTTGGGTCAAAGCGTCTGATGTTCGCAACGAAATCCTCGACATGGAAATCCAGGCTGAAGCCGCAGCGCGGCGCAAGGGCTGGCATAACGCGTCCGAGGACGACTGGGACAGACTTTCGGCAGCGCGCGAAACGCCGCCTCCGGATGCCCAGCTGGACCTTCTGGACAACACTTCAATCGCAACCTCAAAAACTGCACCGCCACCCGCAGCTACGGTATCTCCGGACAAGAAAAAAGCAAGCGGACGACGTGTCAGAAGTAAAGGAATCTAGCAATGACCGACCCAACGGACTACAGGACCGAACTGGAGCTGGTGAACACTGCCATCGCCAAAGTTCTCCAAGGTGGGCAGGACGTAACCTACGATGGGAAGCGGGTCGTAAAATCCGACCTTGATTCCTTGCGTAAGCACCGCGACACCCTCGTCAACCGAATTGAGCGTGGCGATCGTGGTGGCGTCCGTGTCCGGAGAGGAGTGCCTATATCATGAAGGAAGTCATCCGTAACAGAGGGCGCAGTAAGAAGAATATTCTCGACAAAGCAATCGAATGGGCTGCACCTGAAAAGGCTCTCCGTCGCTCGCAGGCACGCGCGAGAATGGCGCTTGTCGGTGGGTATAACAGCGGCGACCGCAGCCGAAGCTCAAACAAACGCTGGCCGACCTCATCAGGCAGCGCAAATGCTGAAATACTGCCAAGCCTTGACAATCTGCGCAGCGACTGCCGCGACCTCATGCGCAACACACCCCTCGCCCTAGGCGCAATCAAGACGGTTGTGACCAGTGTAGTGGGCTACGGCATTGCACCGCAGGCGAGGATTGATCGCGCATTTCTTTCAGAGCATCTGGGCCTCACCGAGGACCAGATGAATAAGATCGAGGAAGCATTCGAGCGTGAGATTTATTCGTGGGGCAAGAAAAAGTCCTGCGATGCTGCCATGAAGGTCAATTTTCCTGCCATGCAACGTCTTGTTCTCCGGTCGGCTCTGGAATCAGGCGATGTTTTTCCGCTCCGCCGTTTCATACAGCGTCCCGGCCGCCGGCATAGTACGGCAATCCAGATCCTGGAGGCTGACCGCATCGACAATCCCCAGGGAAAATCTGACACAGCCTTACTCCATGCCGGCGTCGAGCGTGATCAGTACGGCGCGGCTGTGGCCTACCATGTGCTTAAAACGCATCCGGGTGACCGCTGGACCAGCAAAGAGCGGTTCGAGACCGAGCGTTTCCCTGCCTTCATGGATGATGGCGAGTGGCAAATGCTCCATATCATGATCTCGGAACGCCCGGAACAAACGCGCGGCGTGCCTTATCTCGCCCCGATCGTGGAAATTCTGAAGCAGCTGAGCCGCTATACGGAAGCTGAAATCATGAGCGCGGTCATTTCAGCCATGTTTACTGTCTTCATAAAAACGGAGAACGGCGAAGGACTTCAGGATCTCGATCCTGACAACTCAGGCTCGTCCGATACTAAGGAAATGAAGCTCGGCAACGGTATGATTATCGACCTTGCTAACGGGGAATCCGTCGAGTTTGCCGACCCACAACGGCCGAACGCCGGATTTGACCCGTTTGTGTTGGCAATTCTGCGTCAGGTTGGTGTGGCTCTCGAAATTCCGTTTGAAATTCTCGTAAAACACTTCACCGCATCCTATAGCGCAGCGCAGGCCGCCATTGTAGAGGCTTGGAAGTTCTTTAGGACCATGCGGACATGGCTCGTTGATGAGTTCTGTCAGCCCTGCTACGAGGCGGTCATTCTCGAAAGCGTTGCGCGCGGATATGTAGATGCTCCCGGCTTCTTTGCCCACCCCATGATCCGTGAAGCCTATCTTCGGGCCGAGTGGACTGGTCCGCCGCGTGGCATGATCGACCAGAAGAAGGAGGCGGAAGCCAACGAGATCATGGAAGATCGTGGCTGGAAGACAGCTCAGGCCATCACGCAAGAATTGACAGGCGGAGACTGGGACCAGAACCATGTCCGACGCATGAAGGAAGAGAAAATGCGCGCCGAAGCTGGTTTTTCGAACCGAAAAACGCAGGAGTCCACGTTTTCTGACGATGACCCCGATGACGAACCCG